CCGCCGCCAGTACCTCCGCCATTATTAGGGGCGGGACTTGGAGAACCCACGCCGCCAGAACCTCCGCCGCCACCGCCCCACGTTTCAACCATTACAAACTGTGCTCCGGGGGGTTTAGTCCAAGTTCCACCCGAAGTGAACGCTTGGAGGTTAGCTCCACCTCCGCCGCCTAATAAGTCGCTCAAATTACTCATTTATACACTCCATCCGATAGTACCGTTGATGTATGACATTGTTATTTCTGCAAAGCTAGAATCAAATGTAAGATCACTTGCATCGCTAGCTATATTAGAGCCGTTACGTCCAACAGTAAAAGAACTAGTAGCCGCAGCTCCTGTGCCGTCTTTAATAGTCACCGTATCCCCTGCGCTTGGTGATGCAGGTAAGGTGATGGTAATGCTTGCGGCTGTAACGGTAACAAACTCGCCTACTGCTGCCGTGTAGTTTCCGCTTTTAAGAATTGGCAAGGCATTAGCCGAAAGACTTGCTCTAGCCGTAGCCGCAGTAGTTCCGTTAGTTCCGCCGTTGGCTACAGGTAGTGTTCCTGTAACCCCACTAGCTAAGTTAATATCGTCAAGTGTACCGCCAAGCGTTAGGTTTCCAGAGCTTGTTACTGTACCCGTAAGAGTTAATCCGCTAACTGTTCCTGTACCGGCTACGCTTGTTACTGTTCCGGTAGTGGAAGTTTGATACTCTAAAGCCGACCCGCCTGAATTAACCGCAAGCACTTGGTTAGCTGACCCTAAAGACGTAAGGTTTGTACCGCCATTAGCGATAGGAAGTGTGCCCGTAACTTGTGAGGTTAGATTAACGCCCGACAAAGCGCCGCCAAGAGTAAGGTTACCTGAACTTGTCACCGTGCCTGAAAGACTAATTCCATTAACCGTACCCGTGCCGCCTACGCTAGTAACCGATCCGCCTGTTTCAGTAGGGTTAGCATTAAATACCGCAGCTCCTGAACCCGCACCGTCCGTGACGACCATGACCTTAGAGCCGTTGGCTACGTTAACCGTAGCTCCAGAGCCTTGTTTAATTGTAATAATCTGACTGCCAGTGGTGGCGTTCTCAATAATCCACGTCTTAGATATCGTGTTTGGCCCAAGCGTTACCTCACGAGTTGCCGTAAGAGAACCCGCAGAAGTTATTTTAAGGTATAACGAGCGAGTCGCGTCTGCCGTAGCGTCAGGCATAGTAAAAGTTTCGTTAGCATCAGCAGACATCTGCTTAGTGCCCAAGCTGAAACCGTCGGTAATTAGCTCAAGGTTAGTGTTGGTACTAGTTCCCCAAGTGCCGTCTTCATCGCCGGTTGTAATTTCTTTTAACCGAAGGTTATTTACATAAGTAGCCATTTGATTTCTCCGGTACTTAAATTAAGGTGCTGCCGCCAGCAGCGGGAATAGTGGTTGCGTAAATCGTTGTATTCTGACGCAAGTTTAACGAGTTGCCACAATCTGAGCAAGTACCCGCGTTTAATTCAGACTCTTTTACATCATACCCGCAGTTATCGCATACCACTTCAATTTCATGCTTTGGGTCTATTGCGTTACCCAAGTTTGTCGCTTCTTTTACTATTTTCATGCTGCTATTATCTCCGTCCATCGAGGGTTGCCGCCCGGAACTATTTGACTCCAAACTAGAACAGTGCCTATTTCCCCAGTAGCCTGTACTCCTATTGGGTAGACATTAGCATCGGCGGTTTCTGTTGTAGCGCCTAACGCTGTAGTGCCTTGAACTCCCGTAACAGGAACATTAATAACTAGCTTTACTGTGGCGCTACCTAGCGCTGATGTAGCCGCTACCCCCGTTACAGCGGTGTTTGCTTTGCCTACTACCGTAACCGCGCCTAGTGCCGTAGTTCCTGTAGCACCCGTAACGTTAACAGTTGCTTCACTTTGCACCCCGGAAGTGCCTAAAGCAGTTGTGCCTGCCACCCCAGTAACAGAAAAGATTGCGTTACCAACTACAGTTGTTGTGCCTATCTCACCAGTTGCTGCGTTACCAAGAGCGCTTATTGCTCCATCGGCGTTAGCTACAATATTGCCTAGTGCAGTAGTAGCTCCTACACCTGTAACTGATACGCCAGCGCCTTCCTGAACACTTACAGACCCTACAGCACCGGTAGCTTGGAGACCTAGTGACTCTCCCCACGCACCTTGGCCCCAGACTCCGCGACCCCAACCGCCCAAAAGAACCGTTGCGTCGAACCTAAGAGTACCTAACTCACCGGTGGCGGTAACTCCGATAGCGTTAACAGTAGCGTCTACTTGTGCTGTAGCATTCCCTAAAGCTGTAGTGCCTACAACGCCACTAACACTAACGACAGCATCCGCAGTTACCGTTATTGAACCCAACTCACCTGTTAAGAACGGCAGGGCATTACCTTCGCCCCACGAATCCGTCCCCCAAGTGCTGTAACCCCACCCTGCGAGTGGGACGATAACATCAGCCATTTACTTAGCCTAAGCTATGCGGATAATCGCGTTGCTTGCATCCGCAGCAGGGAAGACAATAGTAAAGTCGCCCGCAGTAGAAGTCTTATCCGAACCAAAGTCCAGAACTGCAATAGCAGGGTTAGTACCACCGTTCGCTAAGTAAATCAAAGCGCCACGAGCAGTAATAGTAGCTGTAGAAAAAGTCAAATCGGCAAAGTCCAAAAACGCCGTAGTGCCGGTTGAAGCAGGGTTTGCTGAGATAGTCAACGCAGCACCTCCGGCAGAATAACCTGTACCCGAAACTTCGTTAGTCGTTGCATACGCAGTAGTAGCTGCGCTTAGCGTAGCTGACGACGTATACAGAGCCAGTTTAAAGACCTGTGACGTGCCCGAAGCAAAGTCAAAGTCTCCGCCAAGAATTTGAACTTTAAATGATGTTGCCATAGCTTGTGAAATAGCCATTTTACTTTCCTCTATTTAAATTAACGCGGTTCTATTCTAAGTTGACCAGAACGGTACATATCTTCTCGCATCTTTCCGTCACCTAAGTTCTTTAATAACGCCATAGCGTCTACGTACATCTTCTGATACAAGGCTACCATATCTGACTCACCCTTAATAAAGCGTATCGCCTCGACCAAAGCACCGTTAAGCAGGGCAGAGTCAAACTCATCGCCAAGCCACGTAGTACCCGCAGTAACAATAGTCTCGGGGTAGTAGCCGTAATGTAACTCTACTTCATACGCTGCATCAGGCGTTGGGCCTATAATAAACGCGGTGTCGTCAAAAATTCCGTAATGTACGGGAGTACCTGTACTTGTCGGTCCGGGGTACGCCTCACGAATAAAATTAACGTCTTTATTCAGCAAATACGTGTAATTGCCCTGCGCATCAATAACCGCCAAAGAGAACGTGTACAAAAAGTCTGTAGGGTATATTAAGTACTTGCCGCCGAGCGTAAGGTTGCCTGTCTGGTTTCGACGCAGCGCAGGAATCTGAACAGTGTTATATATCTTCTGCTCAGCCTGCTGAGTAAACATAGCCATTTGGTCGTCCGTGAACGACTGCTCGCAGATGTCCTCAATATTTGTTTTAAGCTCGGTGTAGTTCACCTGCTACTCCTTAAGCCATCGGGCCTCGGGCCATAGTACCTTTAGTTGCTGCGCCTACGCCGCGAACCTTAATACCGCTAGTCTTCATGTCTTTAGGCGGTTGGTTGCAAGTATCTACTTTGTACATTGTAGGCTCATTCGGGAACTCGATAACCTTGGGTACTTTTACGTTTGATCGTGACTTCATTTTCATTTCTGTCTCCTAGCTTGTGGTTACCGTAACTTGCCCTACAGCACCTACGGCTTCCAAATTGTCTGGTGTAAGTCTAAATGGGTCAGTTAACCCCACTGGGTCCCAACCCCATTGAATATCCCTACTTGCTACTAACTCAGCAGAGTCGGACCTTGGGTTACGTATAGCTTGCGGGTCCTCTACTGGAACCGTACCTAACATAAGCTGTGGCTGATCTGGGTTCCAACACTCAGGACACGCCTTAATGTTAGTATTATTTCCTTTAACAATCAGCTCTTTAAGCTGCCGTAACCTGTATTGAAAGCCACATACATCACATATTGCGATTGCTCTCTGGCTCGAAGCATACTTATAGCTCATGCCTACCTCACGCCATGTATACGCGGCACCAAGCTAATCGTTGCTTTTTCCCTGTCTTCGCCCGCTGCTAATTCAAATTGACGTTCATATTCACCCTGTAGCATAGGTATTCTAGGCATAAGGTCTGGGTCTTTTGAGGCTATATAATACGCAAGCCCTGCAACGAGGCAGGGCAAGAAGCGGAAATTAACATCGGCGGTATTAACGCCTGTCCCTGAGTCCTGTATGCGGCGCATCCGCCAGTACTTAAGCACGTAGTAAGGTGCAAGTGCAGTACCTTGATTTGGTACAGGCCACACAGTAACCGAAGGGTTAGCCTGACCACGGTCTACATAAATTTGTATAGGGCGGCCCTGAGAGAGCTTGTTAGGGATGCTTGAATAGGTAGAGACGCTGATACGCGTAATGTTTAGATCAGACTGAGTAGTCACACTGCCGTCACCTGTGCGTACAACGTGCTCTAAAAGGTCTATTGTATCGGCGGGCAGATCGTATGTAGCGGTGCCTTCTACGAGGTTTTTTGTACCTTCCTCGATAGTCCACATGTTAATACCACGGTTTTGCCACTCAATAGTCAACAAATTCATAGACCTACGAGCAGTGCGCAAGTCGTAACCAGAACGCATTTCTCTACCGGCACGTTCCCACGCTTCTTCCGCAATCTCGGTGAAGTCCATGTTGAATGTAGCAGTGCCAGATGTCGCCATTATTTCTTCTTCCTTTTAAGCGGAGTTACACGCTTAGGTTTTCCTGCCGGTTGCCCTAGGCGCTTCTTCTGCGCTATTCGGGACTTCTTCTCTGCCGCTGTCATCTCACCAGAGGTTTTAGGCGTTTTGCTAGAGACCCGCTTTGTGGGCCTACAGTACGGGGTTCCCCGCTTATCGCCCTTTTTACGTCCACAAGCCTTGCCTGTTTTGACGTCTTTCCAGTCCTCTTTAAACCACCGTTTTAGGGCCTTGCCCTTCTCGGTTTTACGAACGGCCACTGGCTTTCTTCTTTCGGCACTTGGCTATAGCACCCGAGGCGTACGCAGAAGGGAAGACTTTGTACGATGCCTTAACCTTACGGTAGCAGTCGTCTTTGACCGTGCCGCCCTTCTTAAACGTAATGGGCTTCATTTTGCCCATGCCTCGGCACTTCATCATACCATTCGGCCTTTAGTTCGACCTCGGATAGCCATTCCATCCCCAACACAGCCACCAGCTTTGTACTTCATAACCTTGCCGCCCATGTTCATCTTGCCTACGCCGTCAGCCGCGTAGAATGGGACTTTCTCACCGCCCTTCTCTACCATAGCCAAACCACCAGCTTTCATACCATTCATTTCTTGTACTTTAGTACGGCGAGTAGCCCCGCCTACTTTCATATCAGGCTCGGACATACCACCTTTCATGTACTTTTTAACTTTTTTATCTGCTTTCATGTAGTCTGCTCCTACCGTTTGCGGAATGCCCGTTTTCTTGGCGAACTTAGGGTTATTCGCTACTGCCGCCATTAAATTATGCTGAGCTTTGCTTTTGCTAGGCATTACCACTTAACCTTGTCAGCCCAGTAGGCTGCGCTCATTTTGCCCTTGGCGATATTCTTGCCGTGACGAGCCTTAAACGACTTGCGCTTAGCTTTCATCTTGGCAGACTCGCCCGCTTTGGGTTTGCCAGCAGTGCTTGCGCCTTTCTCGCCAAAACGAATTATCTTCTCCTTCCCATTCTCACAAGCCTTCACAATGTGGGACTTCTTAGCATGGGACGGAGTTCGTCTTGGCTTATTACAAGCCATCGCTTTCTTATTTACTTGCTTAGCCATATTGCTTATTCACAGTAAATATAAAGGTGTAAGTGTCCCCGGCAGATGGAGATACCGTAGTAGCTACGATGTCGCCAGTTTTACCAGCTCCAGAGTTGTTGGGTATGCCACTATAGTCAGAAAAATCATAATCTTCTGTCCAATTTACGGGCAGGTCAAAGATAAGGACGTTAGTGTTTGCATCCCATTCTAATTTGACCCCTACGCCAACACCTACATAAGTAAGCTTTGCCAGAACAGCACCAGTACAAGCTCTACGGCTAACCGGATCAACCGATAAGCTAGAGACATCAACCATTGTGCTAGTTACTACGTCGGTATTACCTACAACCGCAGTAACCTTAATGATCGCCTGTTTGCTACCATCTTGGATTATTTGCGTCGTTACTGTATCAGCCATTTCCCTCTCCTATTTTTAAGGTTAATAACCCAATTTAGGCGAGATTAATGTTTTGTTGGTACAGAACAGTCGCTCTGATTTCACCAGCGTCAGTAGCTCCGGTGGTAGTCCAAGTCAGTTTTTTATCCGCAGTTCCAGTATCTGCCCAAGCAAGGGCACCACCAGCTTGCGTAGTGGGGTACTTTCGACCCGCACCAGAAGCAACTGTAATGCTATAAGCGTTAATAAACGTAGCGTTACCGCCAACAGTATCGCCAATACTCAGTACCGCTGTTGCGTTACCTATAGCTGTGGGGCAATCTAGTACAATATCAATAATTTGAGAGTTGGCTGGAATAACTACAGTAGTAGCGTTCGCAGCAGAAGCTCCAGACGCAAGCGCAGTGCCAGTTGAGAACGTCTGAGCCATAGTTACTTGGCCCGTGTTCTTTACGTCCTTACCGAGAGTTGTTCCGGTAGTATTGGAGATAGTGCCCGCTTTAACTGGGCCAGAGAAAGTTGTAGTACCCATCGGTAGTTCCTCACATGCGAGTTAGTTTTAGGTATATCTGCCTGCATGTCGTCAGCCGGGACTGTCAGATATACCGGATGGCCCCGGATTTCTCTTAGTATATACCACTTATTTAGCTAGTACACAAATAAAAAAGACCCGTCTGTGGGGACGGGCCAACTTCTCAAGGGGTACTGCAATTTAAAACTAACACTAAACTCAAGACAAAAGAAAGGGGGCCGAAGCCCCCAATCCTAACACCGTTTGCTTATTAAGCGCCCGGTGAACCGAAGATGCCCAGTGGGTCAGATACGCCGAAGCTGTATCGCTCACGAGCCTTATAACGGCTGTTGCCTGTGTCGAAGTCTGCGTCCATGCTAGTGCTCATAGGAGAGCGGACGAAGTGCTTCAGGCCGTTGGGGATATCCGTCATCAAGAACCAACCATTGGTATCAGTTAGGTAGTTGTTAACTGTATAACCACCCGGAATTGTACCGTTGTTGTTCATGGCATTGATGTCGTTATCCGCTGTACCCGGACGAAGAGTGGTATCCAACAGGCGAGTAGCAACGAATTGCAGCGCAGGTGGGATAACAAGCTTAGTGGGTTTAGCTGCAATAAGCAGACCGCGCTCATCAGTCCAGCCAGCGATCTGAATAACAGCAGCTTCTAGTGAAGCCTCGTTAAGGTCAGCCGCAACAGCAGGAGTGTTTGAGTTTACACCGCCAGATACGAGAGGGTGAGCAGTTGAACATAGTGGCTGTCCATCACCGTACGTAGTACCGGCAGCAAAGGCGTTGTTAAGAATAGCAGCACCTTTGGTTTGCTTAGTGTACGCCATAGCGCGGGCAAGTGCCTTTGTATAACGTGAAGAGAGTGAATCGTAGAGGTTATCTTCGATTGCTTCTTCGGTGAGCGAGAAGCCCATTGCGACGGTCTCGTGAGTGTAACGAGCAGTCCACGCTTCTTGCGCATTGTCATACTCGATTGCAGAACCTTCACCTTTAACAGGTGCGGCACTGAAACCAGACAACTTAGTTTCTTCCTCGAAAGACCGATCAGAAGACTCGGTATC